CAGACGAGAAAAAGGAAGCGATTAGAGTTGGGGCATTAGAATTTTTTAATAAGAAAGAAATATATGATAAAAATAATATTCCTTATAAAAGAGGATTAATTTTGACAGGATTACCTGGGACAGGCAAAACTCTTACAGGAAAAATTTTATTGGCTCAAAGCGATTGCACATTTATTTGGGTGACACAATCGATGGTTCACTATGGAGAAGATGTTGAGTATTTATATGATATGGCCAAAGAATTAGCTCCTTGTATATTATTTATGGAGGATTTGGATGATTATTTAGAAAGGAGTTCCGCTATTGGTGTAATAAAAACACAGATGGATGGACTCACTTCTGTTGATGGTATTTGCACAATTCTTTGCACGAACTATCCTGATAGATTACCAAAAGCTCTCCTCGATAGACCGAGTCGTTTTGATGAGGTTGTTGTATTTAGTTTACCCGATGAACAACTTAGATATGAAATTTTAAATAAACTTGCACAACCTATGAATATTGAAAATAAAAATGAGTGTTTACTTGCTATTGCTAAAAAATCCGATGAATTAACTGGAGCACATTTAAAAGAAGTTCTTGTTTATGCCCTGTTATTATCAGCAGATGCTGGGCGAGATATAATTAAACCTGAAGATTTAGCTAAAGCACTTACTAAAGTTTTAAAGACTAGGGAAATGGTTAATGGTAAAATTGGCTTGAAATCTATGGAAGAAATTATAAAAATGGTTAAGGGTGGAAATAAAGAAGAAGCTTTGAAAGTTAAAGTACATACAAGGCATATTACTACAGAAATTTGGGAGTGCCCTTATTGTCATAAAGAAATTGGTGAAAAGGGAATATATTATGATAGTGAGGCAGAAAAACATTATCACAGACCATGTAAAAATCGTGGGAGTATAATTTTACCAGGTGAAGATAGAGAAGAAACAAGAAAAACTTTACTAAATAAAGGAGAGGAAGCGAAATGAATAAGATTTTAGACAATTTACAATTTACAGTTTTTACTGATATTGTAGAAAAGTCGGAGAAGGATGGTAAGAGGCGAATTAGGGGATATGCTTCTACAGCAGCTTTGGATAGACAGGGGGAAGTTATCAGTATAGAAGCCCTACGACAGGCAGCCAATCATTTACTTGAAAATCCAACTGTATTTTATGAGCATAAGCACGATACTTATCCAGTAGGTCTTTGTGTTGCTTCTGAAATAGATGATAAGGGTCTTCTTGTGGAAGTCGAGATATCACAAACAGCAGAAACTCTATGGACATTGATACAGGAAGGAATTTTAAATCGTTTTAGTATTGGTGGGAGAGTCACATCCGCCGAAGAAAAAGTTGGTGAAGATAATAAACCTTATAATGAAATTACAGGCATTGAACTTTTTGAAGTTTCAGTTGTGGGTTTGCCAGCCAACCCTGAAGCGAGATTTGATGTAGTAAATAAATCATTTAGTATGGCGATTGCAGACGAAATTAAAAAGAGAAAGGAGGATAGTGTGGCAGAAAAAGAAATTAAGAAAGTTGAAGAAGTAAAAGCGGAACCTATTAAGAAGATAGAGGACAAATCTGCTGATAAAATAGAGGATACTCAAAAAAAAGATTTGGAGAAATATGAAGCAGAGGATAAAGCCAAAGCTTCTGAAAAATCAAAAGAGGAAGTCGCTGAAAAATCTCAAGAAGCAAAATCAGAAGAAGTTGTTGAGGAAAAACCGATTGAGAATAAGGTTGAGAAAGAAGCAGTTGTCGAGGAGAAAAAAGTAGTAGAAGGAGAAAAAGTTGAAGAACAAAAAGCGGTTGTTGAAGACACGAAGGAAACTAAGGTTACAGAGGAAAAAGTGGCAGAAGAAAAGGCTGAACCAGTTGAGCCTGCTAAGGTAGAGGAGAAAGTAGCTACTGAAGGTTCTGATACTACGATTAATATTAATGGGTCGAGTGATATGATTGATACAACATTGAATGATGATACTTCTACTATCCAAATTAATCTTTTACCAGATAAAACCGAAGAGAAAGTTTCTGAAGTGAAAGAGGAAAAACTCACTGAGGAAAAAGTAGAAAAGGAACCTGAAATCAAAGCAGATAACTCAATAGTAACTGATGAAGAATTTGAGAAATTAGTTGTCGAGGATATTTCTAAACCTTATCCTAATGAGCATGCTGCGAGAGTAAGGGAACCTGATGATTTTCAGGAGGGTAGTTTTAGAAGTAAACCTATTGCAGAAGGGATACGGATAATTATTGGCCGTTTAATCGGAGAGGAAACTGCGACAGTTCAATCTTATAGATTTCATGTTGACCATTTTACCGCCGAGGAAGCGGAACAATGGCTGAAAGACCACGAGATTGATTATATTCTATTTGAACCAGCAACGAAACCCGAAGAGTCAAATGATAAACCCGAAGAAACAAAAGAAGATGTGGGTGAAAAGGATACAAAGATTGAGGAAAAGCCTATTGAAGAGAAACCAGTATTAGCTGAGCGCAGGTTTTTAACCGAAGAAAAAGTTCTTGAATTATTAAAACAACTGGAGAATAAGATAGATGCTTTAGGAGAAAAAATTAATGCTATAGAATTAGCTAACCAAACTAAAATAGAAGAAAAAGCCCCAGAAGTTGGACAAGGTCAAGGACAGGGTAAACCAAGACAAGGAGAAGGAGGCAGAGATACTTGTTACTGTTCTAAATGTGATAAGGAAGTAGAGCATGACAGAGGTACCCCTTGTATTGAGCAAGTTTGCCCAGATTGTGGTGAGAAACTTTTACCTGAAAAACCTAAAGCCGAGGAAAAGAAAGAAGAACCGAAAGCTGAAAAGAAAGCGGAAGAAAAAGTAGAAGAAAAACCACAGAGAAAAAGTTTTATAGCAGATGCTCCTTATGCTAATGATAAGAAAAAAGATGAGGAGAAAAAAGATGTAAAAAAGACAACTGATAGAGGTTGGTCACGAATTGTGTATGGAAGGTAAAAAATAATAGTCCTAGAAAAATTGTGCTAGGTTGAATCTAAAAAAGAAAGCGAGGTGCTAAAATATTATGTTAGACGATGCAATTAAAAAAGCTGTTGGAGTAGGATTACAGAAAGCTGATGCTGAGGACTTGTTATCATCTGAAATCGGTAATTTTTTACCTACTGAGTATGCAAAGGAATTTGTGGATTTGGTAAGGGAGAAGAATTATTGCCGTGCACTTTTTAGAGTAATATCAATGCCTACAGCTACTTTCGAGATTCCTAGAATAGATTCTGATGCTACAGTTTATTATGTTTCTGGTGAGGCGACTGCCCCTGCTGCGAAATCTGATTTAAGCACTGCTTTTGCAGGAAAAGTAACCTTAGCTGCTAAGAAACTGATGGCTTATACCGATATTTCTGACGAAGTAGAGGAGGATTCTAAGGTGGCTATGCTACCTCTTATTAAAGAGGCTTTTGCACAAGGCGTAGCAACTGCGGAAGAAAAAGCTATGATTCAGGGTGATACTGGATTAGGTTGGGCGAATGCACAGGATGCCAGAAGGGCATTTGACGGTGTTCTAAAACTTGGTGCTGCTAAAACTGTGGATTATGCTACTTCTCTATTAGCTACTATCGAGGCTGCTAGAGTGGCGATGGGTAAGTATGGTCGTGGTGTGGATAAACTGATTTTATTGGTGAGTCCTTTTACCGCTTCCAAACTACGCCAGGAAGGATCTGTTCTGACCGTTGAAAAATATGGTCCGAAAGCTACTATTCTTAAAGGTGAATTAGGGCAATATATGGGTATTAAACTCATAGAATCGCCTTATATTCCTGAAGAGTTAACTGCTCTCTGTATGGAGGGTGGAGCTCCCCAGGTAGCCGATAAGGGCGTTGCTGTTCTGATGAGAAAAGATGCTGTTGTTATTGGTGACAGACGGAAAGTTAAGTTTGAATCCGATAAGATTATCGAGGCAGGTGCTCTCAGAGTGGTAATTTCTGAAAGAATAGATATGAAGCAGACTCTTGGAGTCGGTTCTGTTGTTAGAATCGATGGTCTTGAGAATAGCGTGTAATAGTTAATTAATCTGGTAGGTGCTGGTATCTATGGATACCAGTTCCTACTGGTTTTTTAAAAAATTTGGTGAAGAAATGAGATACAAAGCCATAATAAAAAGCATAAGAAATATTAATACTTTTGATGCTGAAATCTCATTAGGATTTGGGATAAAAGTAAATGCAACTTTGCGGTTGAAAGACATTTCTTCACTCAAAGATAACGATAAACTTGATGAAGCAATGGAATATTTAGTGAACAAACTTGTGGGAAAGCAAACAGAAATTGATATAAAATTGGCTAAAGAATATTCGCTTGCAATTGTATATTTAGATAGTAAAAATGTTAATCAGGAATTATTAGATAAAAAGCTGGCAAAGAAATTTAAGAAGGGCATAAAATGACAGAGCATACGAATATTTTAGTTGAGTTGTCTGGAAAAATTGGGAAATTAGAGAGTAGTTTGAAAGAACTCAAAGTTCATTTTGAAAATCATTTACATTTACACTATCGTCGTGATTGGTTTATTTTAATACAAACATTGCTCATAACAGGACTTTTCTGTTTTTTAAAATGGGGTTCATAATATATTACTGGGAAGTAGCAACCAGGATAAATAAAATTGCTGAGTAATAAAAATTAAAAACAAAGGAGTAAAACAATGGCTCGATTATACGCTTCAGTTAAGGATGGAAATCAAGTAAAATTTATCCCTTTAGCAGCAACATTGGATGCCGATGGACTTGGTGTGTTAAAAGTCGATACTGAATTATCTGTAGATTCTTTATCTCTTAATATAGATAATCTAAAAGTTGCCTCTACCGATGGAACTGTGGGCAATGCTAAATATATTAAAGTAGATGCAGATGGAACAGTTTATACAAATGTGACTTTTCCAGATATTTTAGATGTTGATGAAAATCCATTGAAAAAGGCTAATATAACAGCAGAATATACTTATGTAGTTGCTGGTGATGGTCAGGGTAAGGTTGAAACCATTAAAGAATATGCAACAGGGGCATCTGGTGGAGACCCAGCTAAATTATCAACTTATGAATATAATTCAGATGATAAAGTAGAAAAAATAACTGTTAGCGATACAACTGTTTAATTAAAAAAATAAGGGAAGTCAGTTAAGCCTCTATCTCTTATTATAATAAAAAAATTAGGAGGCAATAATAATGGACAGATTCAAACCAACTAAATATGACAAAATTCAGGATGATGAGACAGCAGAAGCAGTAGAACAGGCACATACCCAGAATTCAGATACTAAATTAGACGAGGGTGGAGCTAGCGAAGTAGTAGTTGCAGATATTAAAGACGCTGTAGATAAAAAACACACTCAAAATACCGACCAAAAGTTAGATGAGGGTGGAGTAAATGAAGTTGTTGTGGCGGATATTAGCGATGCAGTTACTCATAAAGATTTAACCAATAATCCTCACACAGTTACTTCTGCTCAAGTAGGAACGTATACTCAAGCTGAAGTAAATACTTTAGTTAATGGTGCTAAATGTATAGAGGTTACTATGAGTGGTAATGCTAATAATTATTTATTCGCCAAAAGTGCCACTTATGCAGTCATTACCAGATTTATTTTTAAAGGAACTACTAAATTAGGTAGCCCTACCAATATCAAAGTGATAGCACATGTTAAAACAGCAGCAAAAACTGGAGATGTTATAATATACGATTCAACTAATGCTAATGCTATTTGTGAAGTAACAGGAATAAGTAGTTTAGTGCCAACTATAATAGATTTAGGAACATTATCAAATTTACCTTCTGGAGAAGCCACATTTGAGGTTCAGGCAAAAAGTCCCGAAGAAGAAGTATATGTTTCGGGATTAATAATAGAATTTTAAAAGGAGAGTAACCAATGTATAAAGTTAGATTTTATTGTATAGACGGTGCTCATTATGAGTATTTGGAGCAGGAGACTGTCGATGAGAATGTAACTTGCCCCATTCACCCAGAATCTGAAATAAGAGATTTTGTAATTATAGAGGATGTGAATGATTTAACAGATGCTGTTGCCAAAAAACATACTCAAAATACCGATATCGCATTAAGGACTGATAAATTTACTGTAGATACAAATGGAAAAGCCCATATAAATACCATTGAGTCTGAAGCACTTAGAATAGGAAATGGTGCAACTGGTGTAGATTATAAAATTAAATTTTCTGGTAATAATGGTGATGGAGAAATTATTTGGCAGGAGGCTAAAGATAAATTTAAACTTGATTGTGGGCTTGATGTAACAGGTTGTGGGCATTTAGATACTATAAACGAGTATACCGAAGAGGCAGGAATCACAGTTGAGGGTGTAGTAATTAAAGATGGCGAAATAGATACCGACCTTTTAGCTAAAAAACATGACCACGATAATAAATCAGAACTCGATTTAGTAACAGATGGCGACCATGATACTCGTACTGACAATCCTCATGGAGTTACTGGTATAACTGGTAAAACAGGCCCAACTGGTCCAACAGGAGCAGGAACTACAGGTCCTACTGGCCCTCAAGGTATTACTGGTCAGACTGGTTTACAAGGTAGTACAGGCACTACTGGTCCTACAGGACCACAAGGACTTCAGGGTATTACAGGACCAACTGGACCTATAGCAGATACTGCCTATGTAGAGGATGAAACAGTATCAAGCACCACAAACACAGCTTGGCAGCAAAAACTTAGAATGAATTTTACACCACCTTCTACTGGAGACTATTTGTTGGAATGGTCGGTGGAAATTACAAATAGCAAAGCTGGTTCAGCCACCTATGTTAGAATTGAACGAGATGATACAACTCAAATTAATCATGTAATTCAAGAGCCGTCTATTGTGGGAGAATATACGAATTCTTCTGGATTCAAAAAATTAAATTTTGTTGATACCGATTTACACACAGTAGATGTAGATTGGAAGGCTGAGGGCGATACTGCATCAATTCGCAGAGTTAGATTATCTATGAGAAAAATATAATCGGAGGCAAATAAATGTTATATGAATATTCTGGTAAAATAAACGCACCAAATTTAGACCAAATACATTTAGATGTTGCTACTTCAGAAATGATAGATAAGGTTATAGAATGGTGTCGTTGGGACGAACTTACAGCACTATTAAAAGTAGTTTTTACTAATGAATTAGTAGTAGGCGACAAAACTATTTTGGATGGAATAGTAGTAGATAACTCATAAGTGACGAAATGGCAAGATTAAATATAGGAAGTTTAGTAAGAGTTAAATATGATGCGACACCACCTCCCCCAGAGTGGTCTCAAATATTTACAGAAAATTTTGAGAATGGGTGGTTTATTAGCAATGCTTTTAATTCTGTTCTTACAGATAATTTTGAAGTCAACTGGTTTATTGATAATTTATTTAATTTATTATTTACAGAAGACTTTGAAGACTCAAGCTGGTTTGAATGAGGAGAAATAAATGGCGAAAAGTAATTGGAATATAAGTGGTACAGGTGGACAGGGAGTAATCATTGAAACTGGTTCTAAACGATGTGAACTCTCAGGTCAAAAACTAATGTTATGGAATGGAAATTCCAGTCTTGAAAATTGCGAACTTATTGCAGATATTAAATTATATGCCACAGCAGGATATAATCAAGGGGGTATTATTCTTCGTTCTGACGGAACTCAAAATAATGGTTATAGATTTAGAAGAATGTATGCTAACCATTGTTATCTTGAAAAAATAGTTAATGGAGTTGTAACGCAATTGTCTTATGTAACTACTAGTTTTGGATGGACAACTTGGGTTAGAACAAGAGTTAGAATTGATGGTTGGCAGATTTCAGTTGATGAATGGGTAGAAGGTGCTTGGTCTCAACTTATGTTAGTAGAGGAAACAACTCATCAGCATGTTTCAGGTTATATTGGTTTAATAGGAACAAATACTAACACAATAGGAAGTATTCTTTACGATAATGTAGATATTTCGGAGAAAGCATAATGGAAACATATCATTGCGATATTCATAATTTAGATATCAAAATATATAGTAATGATGAAGAAAATCTATTTGTTGATGATAATAGCAGAGAAGTAGCTATTTTTTATAATGAAGAGGGTATCAAATATTTAAAAAGATATATCATAGATGGTTGTAATGAAAGTTGTGAAACAATAAAACAATTACTAGAGGAATAGTCAGTTGATTAATCAGGTTCGTGTTGGACATAAATATGTAAATATTTCAGTGGCAATAACTAATGATGAAGGAGTGGCTTTTGACTCCTTAAATGCAGAAGCATGGTTTTATAAAATATCCCAAGTTGATGGGACAATATCATTAGATACCAATATAAATGGAACAGGAAAAGTCGGGCTATCTAAACAGGATGGGCAAACTGGTTTCTATGGAGCTTCTATAGATATTTCTTCTTTTTTAGAAACAGAATATGTAATTCTATACAAAGTAACAGCCGAATCAACAGAAACTATTACTGTAGAATATTTTAGTATAGACTCATCAAAATATCTGATAGCAGATATTTGGAATTATGCGACACGAACACTCACTTCAATTAATAATGTGGTATCTAGTATATGGAATTATATTACAAGAACATTAACAGCAGGAACTAAAGATTTAGAAATAGATGCTATTAAAACAGAAACCGATAAAATACAACCAGAAATTATAAATAATAAAAATGAATTCAAAGCAGATGTCAGCGATTTAGCAACATCTGCTTCGATATCGGTATTAGAAACACTGATAAAAAGAATAATAGGTTTGAGTCAAGAGAATTTTAGAATTCTCAATCCTATATATGATGGTAATCATAATTTGTTATCTGCTAATATAAAAATTTATGCAAATAAGACTGATTGTGAAAATGACCAGAATCCAATAGCATCCTATTCTATGATAGCAACTTATAATGTAGATAATGAAATGACATCATATAAAGTGGTGAAAAACTAATGGCTGGAATATCATTAATTACGAAGGGATTTATTAGCCCACAGGGTGGTGAAATAGTTATTAATGTCAGACCAACTTTGCCCATAAATGTAACTATTTTAAATCCAACCCAATTAGATTTAGCAGTAGAAACAAAAAAACTTGATGTAGTAGTAAAGGACTAAAAATGAATAGCAATAACATAAATGTTACAAAAAATGATTGTGGATTCGACATTAAATTTGTTGTTAAAGATGGTGATGGGGCAAAAATAAATATCACTGGGACAACAATAAAATTTCAATTGTCCGATATGAACTATGTTAATAAGGTAAATGGAGATTGTGTTATCACAGATGCGGTAAATGGAGAGTGTAAATACACAGTTGCTTCGGGTGATTTGAATTTGACAGCAGGACAATATAAGGCTGCTCTTGAGATTACTTGGAATCCCAACAAGAAAGTTAGCACTAACCAATTTATTATTCAAATATTAAATGAATGTGGATAAAAGGAGATATGTTTGTATAACTCATTTCGATATAATAAACAGGTTTACAATACTTTTCTTATCGTAGTAAAAAGATATGTAGATATTGCTGTTAGATTTGTAAAAGGATTAGTTAATGCTATGTTTAATAAGAAGCAGAATATTGATGTTAAATTTAGTAAGGCAGATATAGAAGTTAAATTTGAAGGGACTAGATAATGATAGAGCTTATCCAAAATGATACTAAGCCTACTTTGCGTTTTACTTGTAGAGAAAATGGTTGTGGCGAAATTGGTGATGTTATTAATTTAACAAGTTGTGCTGTCAGCTTTATTTTTAGAAAAGCCTTTGGCAGTGAGACATATAAATTTAAACGATTATGTGATATTACAGACGCTGTAAATGGTGTCTGTGAGTATAGTTGGCAAGCGGATGATTTAGATACCATCGGTAATTTTCTTGGGGAAATTGAAATAGTTTTTTCTGATGGTAAAATTCAGAGCAATTATAATACAATAGATTTTAAAATAAAGAAAGAGTTGGGCTGATGGGCGAAGTTACACCAAAATACCCAAATAACATTGATGATAACACTTCACTTATAGAAGCAAAAGATAACAAATTTACAATATTAACATCAAGTGTTGATGCGATAGCTACAATTTTTGAGGTAGAAAGCACCGATGGTTTTCCTGATACTGGTTATATCAGCACAAATGGTGAAATTGTTCGTTATCTGGAGAAGGATGCTACCCATTTTGGCACAATAGCAAACCCATTGGAAAGAGGTATGCAGGGCACGATAGCATCGGCACACGAAGCTGGAGATAGAGTTTATCATAATATTTTGGCCTGTCATCATAATGTCTTAAAAGATGTAGTGATAAAAGTTGAAGAAGAATTAGGAACAAATCCAAAAGGGTCTTTTACGAGTGTTAAGGATAGAATAGAAAAGTTGCTCAAATACGATCCTGCCTACAGGGCATTTAATGTTGAGCAATAAATAAAGAAAGGGAGGCAAGTTGTGGACAAGACGAGAGCAAAGATAGAGAAAGTTGGCGTTGGTTGGAAAAGACTCTTTAAGAATAAAAAATCGGGTCTTAAATTGTCAATCCGCAAAGAGATACTTGTAGCTTTTGAAAATTCTCGTAAGAAGAAAGATACAGATCCAGATTATGTGATTTGTAAATTTTTAGACGAACCTAAAATAGTAGAAGTGAAGAAGGTATAAATGCAGTTAAATAATATTGATAATAACAAAAATCAATTGAGCGGGAGGTGAAAATATTATGGCAGATTATAGAGTAAATG